ATTTTTTATCGTTGAAATAATTATATTATCTTTATTTATAAAATTATTCTGGTATGTTGATTTCTAAAATTATTCTGGTATGTTTATCGTTGAAATAATTATATTATTTTATATAATTATTCTGGTATGTTGATTTCTAAAATTATTCTGATATGTTTATCGCTGAAATAATTATATTATTTTATATAATTATTGTGGTATGTTTTATTTCTAAAATTATTCTGGTATGTTGATTTTATAAAATTATTGTGTCATGTTTATTTTTAAAATTATTTTGGGATATTTATTTTTTTCTAATTATTTTATGTTGTTTATTACTAAAATAATTATGGTATAAATTTATACCGGTATGTGTATTTTTTTTAATTTATTTAATATGTAAACAGTTAATATTAATTAAAAATTATATAATATGTATTAAATTTTTAATGACTTATAATTTATCTAATGTGTAAATCATTAATATTGTTATATTTATTATTAATGATGTTAATATAAACGAATATATACTATGTAATTAATTACAAATGGAAGAAGATGATAGGGGATTATGATAATAAAAAAAATGAAAATGGATGATGGTAAATTGAAAATTGATCGGAATGATATTTAAGAAAATAAATTATATTTTAAACTTAAAATTTTGATTTTAAAAAAAACATAATTTTTTCCGATAAGAATTTGATTTTTTTTCTTAAATATTCATTTATATCTAAAAAGATGGAAGGATTAAGTGTTGAGTCAGTACCAAAAACTTCACCAAGAAAATCTACTCGTAAAAAATTAGACGCATCTGAATTATTAGCAAAAATATTGCAAGATATTAAAGAGGCAAATAAGTCGAAACCTGACCCAAGTGAAAAAATTACTAATAGTAAACAAAGATTATTATCGTCAAATTATTATTATAATTTGGAGCCATCATATTTACAAAAGAAAGGATCTAATGAAAAAATACTAACTTATAAAATGAAACCATTAACTTTAACAGCAATGTATCAAAATGTAAAACGATTGACAGATAATACAGAGGAAAATCCATTTATATATATGAAAAACTATCGAATTGCTGGAAAGAAGGATACAATACAAGAAGCTGCGACGAAATTGAATCATGATGGTATACTGAAAGATTTAAAAAAAGAGTTATATTATAATCCTGCTATACCAAATTCTGAATTAAAGGAACAATTTAGCGAAAAGAGAAAGGAAGCATTAAAAACTTCACCCAAAGGGAAATCAGAAATGGGAAGTATAATAAAGAGTGGTATTAAAGATGAGAAAGAAAGAAGAAAAACAGGAAATCTTGAAGTGATTAGACATTATGTAAAAATAGTTAATTTATTAGATGCAAACACAAAATCTGGAAAGACAAGAGGACGAAAAGATGATGTGAGTACATTTGATAACAGAATGACATCAATCGTTAAATCATTTAAAGATAAAAAGGTTGATAAAATACCATTCTATAGCACAACAACTAAAAAAGTAGTAAATGTACCATATCAAGTGTATTTGGCTAATATTAAGAATAAAGTAGATAGAAAAGTCCCTAAATATTTGACAATTACTGTTGATAATATCAAAGTGCCAGTGCCACTTCAAATTCCAGTATTAAATAGTGGATTGGATGACGCTATTGCATATATTAATAATGTAATTGGTAAAAGTGAAAAATATTCAGAATACGCAGGACAAATTGCTTCATCATTAAATATACAAAAAAGTCCAAGTGGAAAATATGCATCATCACAACCATCAAAAGGATCATCTAGTAGATCACCTGTTAGAACACCTGTTAGATCACCTGTTAAATCGCCTAGTAAATCACAAAGTCAATCACAAAGTCATTCACAAAGATTAAATCAAAATGAAATTAAATTAGATTCATTAGACGAATTGGAGGACAAATCTATATCATCTGGATCTGACGCTGAACCTAGTTCTACTTCTAAATCTAAATCTAAAAAACCTAAATCAACTAGTCAATATAAATAGTAAAATTAATCAAAGGAATATTCGGAGGAGTCAGAATAAGTAGTCCAGAAGAGATGTGGAGTAGATGGAGTAGAGGAATGAAAATTTGATTCGATGAGAGACAGGAGAGTAAAACGTTCAGGTCGAAGAAACTGAGGGCAATCAGGGTAAGGAACCCATGCCAGAGATTCAATTTCAGTGACAGAAGTGAAAGGAGTAATAGGGAATTTAGTTGGAGAATTAAAGATGAAATAATCAGTTTGATAATTTTTGGAGTTAGTGCCGAGAAAGCGTTCAGTAACAGGATTAGGGAAGATTAAATCAGAGATGGTGAGAGGGTATTGATTAGTTTCTTCAGAAAATTCTCTAACAGCACAAGAGAAAGGAGATTCGATGGAAGTTTTAGAGTCGATAAGTTGATAATCAGGACGACCTTTTGGGAAACCCCATACGAATTTACCAAGAGGATCAATTGACTGAATAAGATTAAAAAGTTGAGGTAATAACGGGGAAAGTTTGGTAAATTTATGTTTACCAAATTGATAAGAATGTCCATCAGGAGATTTTTGATGTAAATCAAACCAGAGGGAATCATAATCAAGGGAGAGTAATTTATGACGTTCTATATCAGGTAATTCTTGAATCATAAAGAAGAGGGAACTATGGCGATAATTACCCCGAATGAGATCAATAAAATTGACACTGTGAGTATGTTTAATTAAGAGATATTCAGGGGGATTAGATGAGTGACGGAGGATACAGCCATAACTGAGGATGGGGCAACCAATTTTAAAATTGGACAAGGAAATTCGAAAAGGGAGAGAAATATGGAGATCATTTGGACCAACAGACATGACGGTAGAGAGAGTAATATCAGGATAAATATGGGTAGATACACGAGTACCACCTAATTGGGTATTAGTGATTTTGCGATAGGAGGAGATAAAATCAAAAAAATGATCAATAGGGGGAGTCCAAGTGACATGAGGAAATTCACTAAATTTAGGAGAACGATAAGGAGAAGATTTATCCATTTTTGAAAAAAAAATATTTTTTTTCAAAAATGTCTTAAAGATGTAATAGGAAAAAGAAACAATATGACCGAAAGTATAAATTTCAGTGAGACATTTCAAAAATTTCTAGAATTAGCAGACCAAGTATTAAAATACAATGTAGCGGGAGATTTGGTTCTCAATTCAGGAATGGTCCAAGCTAATAAATTGCAAATGGGAGTATCACGATATAAAAAAATATTTGAAATAACCAAAAATAATCCAGAAGAACACATCAAAAGAATGAAGGAAGTGTACACTAAATGTAAACCAATACTAATGGAATGTAAAAGTATAGAAGATTTTGGTGATAAATTCAAAGAAATGAGTATAACGATAAGTGTAAGTCAAAAATCGACAGCAAAAGTGTATGTATGTTTAATATTTAGAAACTGTTGTCGAATAGCAGCAAAGATAGAAGAAGAGATGGAGAAGAATCCAGAGAAAGCCAATGTACTAATTGATGATCCAGCAGGAACATATGCAGATATATATATGTTACTGTTATTAAGATTATTTACATTTTGTGGACAACCAGAAGAAATAGATACATATGTGAATCCATTATTAAAAGAATTAGATGAATCATTAAAGTTAAATTCAGGAGATCAACCAATATTATCAGATGGGACGGAAGGATTATTTAATGAATTGACAGCATATGCGAGAGATTTAGGAGTAAACATACCAAATGGAGCCAAATTTACAACAAGTCAAATGAGAGAATACATGAGTAAAATGATGCAGAATCCGAATACAAAAGAAACATTGAAAGATATATTAAAAGATTTTAATTCTAAAGATCCAGCATCGATAGGAAAAATATTTGGAAAATTTGCGGAAAAAATGAAAACAGTTGGAGTAACACCATAATTAATTTTTAGTTTTGGGATTACTACATTTAGATTCTTGACACATTTTTTGAGTATGATCAATGTATATACTCCGGGCGGTTTGGTAGGGCATTTCGGATTTGCCCAATATAATATTAACAGAATTATGAAATTCCCATGTCCATAAAAACATATTTAAACTTTTTTCAGGAGGATGGTTATCCAAATATTCTCCAAAATGCTCAGAACATTCATCACACCAAAATTTTTTCTGAAGCGTCCGAATATATTGACAGAAAAATACAACTTTGTCTTCAGTCATTGCAAATGCGCCTAGCATATGTATACAATACCACGTACCAGGTCCTAATTTATCTTGAATATTATCTAGTACCATTTTAATTTATTTAATATTTTTAATTGATTTAAATTTTCCAACTCACCTAACATATGTATACAATACTATTTTAATTTATTTAATATTTTTTAATTGATTTAAATTTTCCACCTCACCCATCAATATATCAATTAAAGAATCAAAAAATTCCCAGATTAATTCTTGATCATCCTTCTTGACATAATCTGTGCTTATAAAATTTTTAAATTGATTTAAATATGTCTGAAAGGGAATATTTGCGAAAATATTATCAAAATTTTTAATAAAATATTCTTTATTTCGTTTTTTTATGGCTGATTGAAGAAGTTTGGAATCAGGTTTATCTAAAATATTTTCTTTTAAACATCTGTATATTTTACATGCGGTTAATTGTTTTTCTCTTGGAAATTTATTGATCTCCTCCCATATTGGCAAATTTCCATATTCATCGTCTGTCTTAAACATTTTATCTGTGTAAAAATTATTTAATATATATCTACATTGTGTCATTACATCTATATTCGGTAATGTTATCATCACATTTTTAGGAGCTTTTATTTTAGTATTATTTAAAATACTAATGCCAGTTTCACATAAATCAGTTAAATTTTTACAAATTAAATGAGCTAAAAAACACTGTTCGCGAGTAGGATTGATCGGAGTAGAATCAAGCATATTAGAAAGTGTCGAAATAACTAATGATTGCATTTATTTTTTTATATAATTTAATTTTGTTTAAGTTAAAAATTGAAATTGTAAAAATAGTTTTGACAATAAAAAAAATCATGAATCCAAAACAGATATCTCAACTTCAAACATTAATTAATACACACAAATCTGATTCACACACATTAGAAATTGAGTGTAAATTTGGGAATTTTGGAGATAGAAAATTTTATCCTGGTATTGGTATCAATTCGTTTGGGAGACTTCTAAAAAAAATTAATGTGTCATCTGGAATTAAACCGGTTGAAACGACGGATTATATTGTTGATGAAAATAGATACGAAATATTTACAAATAAAGTAATTCAAACAACCAAAAAAAATATTCAAAAGATTAATTTTGAGGAGTATAATTTTAGAATTTCAGTATCCACTGAAACAATAACGGAATTACCTGATCAGTCACATATCACTCCTAAATTAATACGAAAAAAAAAAAGATGGAGTTTTCCATTATCTAATCTCATCTTGGATTTAACTCAAGTTACTCAAGAGGAAGGAGAAAAATCTGTTAATACTAATGAAGTGGAAATTGAAATAAAAAATTTAGATATGAATCTAGAAGAGTTTAATACAATGATATTGAGAATATTACGAGAAATACAAGATACGTATATAATATATGGACAAACGGAGAAATCAAATATAATGAGTAATTATAATACATTTATAGGGTCACCCAACAAATTTATATCAACCATGGATTACAATAGTATATGGAATGGAAGAGATTTGGTATCAGCAGATTTAGTAATGGGAGGAATAATTCCAAAATCAACTAATGACATTATTTATTCAGTGACTATTAAAGTTGATGGTATTAGAAAATTATTATTAGTGGATGAAATTGGAATTTATTTGGTCATGCCACCAGATAATGTTATGAAAATATTTGATCATACGAATAGTCAATTATTTCAAAATTTTAAAGGATCTATATATGAAGGAGAATTGATACCAGTTAGTCAACAAATTGGAACAAACATTGAAATATATTTGGTATTATTTGATTGTTTATCAACATGTGGGAATCCCAATATAAAAACGCATCCACATGAACATAGATTAAGTTATGTGAAACTGTTTGTAGAAGCAGCGAATAAAATTTTAAGTGGAAACAAAGTAAAAATTGAGATGAAAACATTTAATCATTTTACCAGTCCATCAGAATTCTACAGTACAGTGAATCAAACATTAGATCAAAAGTACAATTATGAGACAGATGGATTAATTTTCACACCATATACAGGAGGATATACACCAGAAATAGGGCTTATACCAGCATGGAAAAGATATTTATATAATTATCCAGATATATGTAAGTGGAAACCAGTAGAAAAACAAACGATAGATTTTGAATTATATTGGGATATGAATGGATTGCAATTAAGATCAAATATACCAAAACAGGGGAGTGTGGTGTTTAATCCAACCAGGAGTAAATTTAAATTTAATATGATGACACATGTTGATTCGACTAATTTACAACATTATCCAAATGGAACAATAGGAGAATTTTTATTTGTTGATAAAAAATT